TAGAAATAGTCAGCAACAAATGTACCTGCAGGAAAAGTAGAAAGTAGAGGTCCGTCAACTCTAGGAGGATTTGGGTTAGTTGCCTCATCATATACAACATTTGCTTTTAGTTTATATGATGTGCGTAATCTTCTGATACCACTGTTTTGGTCAGTGGGGTCAATATAAGCATAAGGACCGTATATTGGGTTACCATCAAATGCCCAACCTAATATTGGAGAATGTTGGAAATTAGATTCTAATTCTTGGAATTGTTGTGTAACAGGATTTAAAAATACGTTATCACCAACAACATATCTTAATTCTTTAGGGTCTGATAAGTGTGCATATTCACCACCAAACTGGTTATTATATCCAGTAAATACATAACCTTTTGCATTATCATACTTAGATGCTAATTCATATTCTAAGTTTTTATTCCATTTGAAGACTTCTGGAGTAAATTCTGCAAGTTGACCAACTGCCTCTAATCTAATAGTTGTATTACCCTGTGTATATCCTATACCTTTGTTTGTAATGACAATTCCTAATACACGACCTCTATCTTCACCGATTGTGCCGATAGTTGCTTTTGCAATCGCACCAAATCCATCTCCGTTGATAATAACAGTTGGTGCAGTTGTATAACCACTACCTGAGTTAATAATAGCGATAGATACGATTCTACCATTAATAACAATCGCTTGTGCTAATGCACCTTCACCAGAATTGACTCTTACAGTAGGAAGTGATGTATAACCAGTACCGAAGTTAGTAATGTTAACAGATTGAATAGACCCTCTAACACTTGCAGTTGCTTCTGCTCCTGTGCCTCCACCACCTGTAATAGACACACTGGGTTGAGTCGTATAATTTTGACCACCTTGCTCAACTAGAATTCTTGTTACTCTACCGCCAGTAATAACTGCCTGTGCAGTTGCACCACTACCATTTCCTCCAACAATCGATACAAGAGGTGATTCTGTGTATCCACTACCTCCTGCAGTTACATCAAATCCTGTAAGACTACCATTAACAATAACTTCAGCAGCAGCACCTGTACCTCCACCACCGTTAATCTCTACAGTTGGTTTTGCTCCTGCATCATATCCTTCACCAGAATTGTCAACAGTAATTTGTGTTAAAGGTCCGAATTGGACGAATTCACCAGATTTATATCCCCAAATAGATACACCGTTTATCCATGTACCTATTGGACTGTTAGCAGAGATGTCTTGTCTTTCAGATATAGTTTCAACGACTCTAGGAAATCTTAGTAACTTTCTTTGGTTACCTGGGATAAGAGCAGACCCAGTAAAAGGTCCTATCTTGTAGTTAGGTAATCCTGATGCTGCAATGTAAGCATATTGGTCATTAAAGAAAGAGTTTTGGATATTAGTAGTAAATTCACTAACAACGTTGTTAATAGAAGTTACATCTGACTTACCTCTGTTTAAGTCAACAGATAATAGGATATTACCCTCAGGTATTATTTCTGTAGGGACATTTAGTTGATAAGAGAATGAAAAGTCGTCTAGACGTGCAGTAACAGTAAATGTGCCATTATAAACAACAGGGTTAGCACCATATATGGTAACTTGGTCAGAAACAAGTAAACCATGTGGATTATCGCAAACTATAGTTGCAGTTTGGTTATTAACACCACCTGGGGTAACTGTATTAACTTTAATAAGTTTTTTGACGTTATATAACCAAGAAGTTAATCTTTCGTCAATATCAGTCGCACCTAAGTTAGCAACTTTTAATTTATCACCTTTTAGATAATATGACCCAGTATCGTTTAGTACTGTTGTACCTGCCTCAGCAATACCGAGAATTCTCATCTTACATTCGGTATCTGTGCCAAAATTAGTATATACGAAGATATCAGACTGGACAATAGTACCTGGGTCCCAATCTTCTACAACACCGTTTTTACTACGAGTACATTCGATAAACTGGTTAAGTGACTTCTCTTTATACTGGACTTGCTCTACATCGTTGATTAATATAGTACCATTTCTCTCAGGCCATCCAATAGTCGAGTCAACGGTAATTATTTGACCATCTGTAGATAGAGGCTCAACTAGAGTCGTTTTATAAGGAATCTTAAAGTCACCAACTAATGTTTCTTCAGATATTGCTAATTCATAGATTGTATCAGTACCTTCGATAATGGTAATGACGTTTTCAATCAATGCGTTTGCTTGTTTGATGTTTAAGTCAACAGCATCCGCATATTGGACTACTTGAGAGTCAATTAAGTTAGCAGGGTCACCAGATATCAACTCAGCACGTAAAACAGTGTCTACGACCCATGTAGCGTTGGATGCAGAGATGATTTCATCTCTTGGGTAGAATAATGATACATTCTCACCAAAAAGAATTTTAAACAAATATTGAGTTGCTAATTCTGTACCTTTTGAGATATAGAAGTCACTAATGTTTTTAATTACTTGTACTGGATTTACTTTATCTAAATCAATATCTAAAGTAGGTAAATACTGTCTTCTAAACTTATCAAACACCTCTTTGATAAACAAACTGTCAAGGTTTGCAACAACTGCCCCTGAGAGGTGATTTGACTGTCTTAAATTTGATTCTTTGGCATATATCTCGTTATGATAATTGTCGTATGTAACAGCACCAGAAACGCCTCTAGAGCAGTTTAAGAAGGCAGAAGGTGAATAACCTATCCCAGGTTCTATTACGTCATATCCAGTAACTTCATCAAATCCAACATCTAGAGATGCTCTTGCTGCTTTAGGCTCAGCAATGAAGATTTTAGGAGGAAACTCGGTAGAATATCCACTACCAAAATTAGTAATGTTAATATCAGTAATTTCACCGTTGAATATGGTCGCTGCAGCAGTTGCACCAGTACCACCAATAGGTTCGCCAAATCCATCTTTCCTATCGTCAACAATATACACAGATGGAGCATCAGTATAACCACTACCACCTGTTAACATCTCAATGTTAGTAACTGACCCAGATGCAACAGTAACGTCAAGGACTTGTGCACCAACAGGGTCTATAATAGCAACTCTAGGTACAGTTACATATCCTCTACCTCTATTGGTTATTTGTATCTCATATACTTGTCCATCTTGGTTTATTCTTGCTTGTGCTTGTGCATTAATACCGTCAGCAGGAGCAGGGTCAATATACACAGTAGGAGGGTTAGAATAACCACTACCCATTGTTAATACTGAAATACTGTCAACATTTACTCTTCCTTCACTATCTATTGTGCAAGGACTGATTGTAGCACCTGATGGATTCTTAAATGTGATGGATGGGATAAATCCATATCCACTACCACTATCATCTATAGTAATAGTATCAACTTGACCAGTTGTATCATCTACAGTCAATGAAACCCTTGCAGGAGTGCCATTAGGGTCTGTAGGGGTTGCTACAACAGGTATGGGTGGATTATAAGAGTTATATCCTTGTCCACCATCAATTAAGTTAATATTTTTGATACCACCAATCAAAGACCTAACAGTAGCACCACTACCATCAGCAGAAGTAATGATTACTCTAGGATTGAAGTCTAAACGATATTTACTACCACCTGTTTTAGGAATAATTCTAGAAACTTGCCCTACAGAGTCAACTGCAACAACAGCAGAAGCACCACTACCAAAAACAGGAGCAATATACTCAACAGACCTAATATCAATCTCATCTGCAGCACCAATCGGGTTATTGAAGATTACAGTTGTCTCAAAAACAGTATAATCAGTATATGGCTCTTGTAACCTACCATTCTTGTTAATTATTAGACCAATATCAGATGTTGGGTTATAAGGAGCAGTATTTACTCGTAATGGGTAATTTTTTGTGCCCTGCCACTCGGTATAAGGAATAGCATCAACAGTAATTATATTTTGGTCTGCATATCCAACCAAATATGTAATTTGAGTAAATTCAGAGTCATCAGCACCACTTCTTGCTCTAGGAGGATTTGTAAAAACAATATTTGCGCCATTTACAGTATAATCGACCCCAGGTGTCAACATATCATTATATGTGACAACTATGAGGTGCTCTGCACTAGGAGGTGCTACAGGAGTGCCTAAAAATGATAAAGGAAACTGAGTTTGGACTCCATCAAACGAAGTAAATGGATTTTCTAGTTGTTGCTTCTTTTTATTGAATTGTGGAAACGATACACCTGGGGTAATGATGGCATCAGGTCCTCGAGTCACAGACTCGTAGTAAATAACCTCATTATCAATCATTATCGAGCCATTCTTCTCGACAAATCCATCAATACTCTCAATTTCTATCTTTGTATCAATCGTGCTAATATCACCAAGCAATAGTGTAGAGCTTGACAACGTTTTTGAAGTATAACTGTCAAGATTGAGGTAATTTAGCAGATTATTCAGAATGTCATAAGGACGTCCTGTTTTCTCCTGAGATTTGTAATACTCAAAGAGAAAATTTACAAGTTGCCTATCTTCCTGCCTGATAAACTCAGGAAGTTGATTTTCAACTCTATCAGATACGTTAATATTCTTTGTTTGCATTCTTCACCTAGAAACAAGAGGTATCTACAGGATACGTGAAGGTATCAGAGGGATAGTCAATGATATTTAGACCACTTGTGTCACCTAAGTTATAACCACTAAAGTTGTTAGGGTCAAATGATGGAATCGGCACAGTATTAGTGGTAAAGTCGATAGGATTGACTGATGGGTTAAAGAAAGTTGGGTCTACACCTGGGGGAATCTCAATAGTAGGAGACATTGGCATAACAGAGATTGGAAGTTGCTCTGTACCGTCAGGTGTTTGCTGAATAGCGATAGGACCTACGCAAACTTGTCCAGTTTGATAGTCTACAGTCCCTACAGCAGCGTTTAAGATGACTTCTGTCTCATCTCTAGTAGTAACCAACATAAGATTGCCCATTCCATCGTCTCTGATGTTTACAGGAACTAAAACTTGCGTTGTTTCGTTAGTAGAGAAGACTACATTGGAGGTTGATGCGTTAGATACAGTGCCAGTTGTCAAATTAACCAAATCTTCGGTGTAATCTGTAGCATAAAATGTGCCAGACTTAACAACAGAGAAATTAGGTTTACACATTACACCATCTGAGTCTCCTGAGTAACTACTAGGGTCGTATAATGGATTTCCGAAGTTAAGACACTGTGTGAATACTTGTCCAAAGGCAAATTTGTCTAAATTCTGACCTAATGCAAGCTGTGTAACATTACCAGAGATTGCTGTATCAGAATTATCGACCATTGCACCAAATTTAGACCCTTCAATACGATTATTGAATCTATCAGTTTGTCCATTTCTGTTAAACTCATCGATTGACTGTAGAATCTTAGTAGCAAGTTGACTACCACTTAATGAAGTAGCATTTCCATCATAATATGCATAAACTTTTGGTATAATGTAGAAACTGGTTGGGTCAATAACCTCAGGTTGGATAGATGCAACTGCAAATTTCCTTAAGTCTTTTTCAATCTTTACTTTTGTTGCTGCATTCAGTTTATTTCCTGTTTTTGGTCTAATTGCAACATAAACCTTACCATATACAGGAGGGTCTAGTTTCTCGCCACCGTAGGCGGTTACAGACGCTGCCTGTGGGTATATCTCAGTAACGATGTGCTCATAGTCAGATTCAGTTACAGCACGGTTTTGTGTAGAGTATGCTCTAGGTGCTCTAAACTTAATACTCAATGATGACTCAGCATCTTCACCTTGCTGAGCCTTCTCCATAGTCGTTGTCTTGATACTCTGTGGAGGTATGACACGACCATCGGAGTCAGTTATCTGTCCAATGAAGGCAAATCTGTCAGCACCGTTAGCTTCTATACCATAAGTGGTAACATAATTCATAGTGATGTATTCACCATCAATCAAACGACGTCCAATAACTCCATCACCAAAGATTGCCTTATATCTTTGGTCATCTGTTTCTTCAAGATAGTAAACACGAGAGTTTTCATCAAGTGATGTAACGTTTCCTGCTAGATTGTAAGTATCTTTCTCTTCTGACTGAGCATTAGGTGATATATCAATAGTCAATAACTCAGTATCTACATTTTCTGCAGGAACGATGTATTCTTGATTCTTAGTATAATCAACTGTGTAATTATATGATAATAAGTTACCCTGATAGATGATGACATTAGAGAAGTCTGCTATACCAGTGCCTGTATCTACTGGCACTTGAATATCTCTAGTCAATGTAAAGGTAAATGTGTCAAGAGCGTTGTCTGCTACAAATACGTCCCCTTTATGTAATACACAAAACTCAGGAAATGTAATTCCATTCAATCCTGTTGTAGTCTGTGCCTTAATATGGACACATGCCTTAGGTGCTTTGACTGAGCGAGGTGTATAGTTTAGTTGTTTAGCAATTCTTACAATGTTATCTCTAACAGTTGCAGATTCTAAAAACGCCTCATTCAATGACATGTTTGCATTGAATGCAGTGTAATATGTGTTATAAGCTAGAATGTCAATAAGATATGAGGCAGCACTACCTTCAAAATCATAATCAGTAAACTCTTTCCTAGTCCTTAGGTAAGACCTGATTGATTCTTTTATCTCAAAGAAGTCTAGAGAAGTTAATTGTGACGGTATAGCAGGCATGTTACGTCTTCTCTAATAAGAATTCTACGTTTTGGACTAACTCTTGTCCAACGATGATATAGTCCATTGATATTTCAATAGCATTATTATCTGATGCATCATCAACTTTAACCTCAGTCACTTCAATACGAGGCTCAAGTCTTTCCATAACATTAAAAATCTCTGTGCGAATAGCGTCCGCAGCAAAGACATCCCATTGCTCAAATAAAAGTCCTTTGACTCTAGACCCTATCTCAGGTTGAAAAGGTCTTTCGCCAAAAGTTGTCAATAAAAGATTCCTTACAGATTGAGAGATTGCTCTCTCATTCTTCACAGCACCAAAATCTTTAGTAGAAGGGTTAGCATTCATTGAGACTGCTAAGTCCTTGAAACCTCTACTGACGTATTTTTCTGCTCTGAATCTGTAGCTCGGCATTTACATCCTTTTTTGGAATATTTATCGCTTGGGTAGTCAGTGATTAACCTTTTACCCTCAGCAACAAACCATTCCGCTCGGTCTACTTTGACCACCATAATTCTCCAATTTTGTTGCTATTATCTATTTAGCGGGTTTTCCGAATTTTTTTCATCATCAGTTTTATACATCCATTCGTCAGAATGCCCTACTGACCACTTATCAGATGTTTCTACTCGGTAGTTTTGACTACAAACATTAAAATCTGGCATTTTAGTATTCTCTGGTATCAAACTCATGTCTTTCCAGATGATTCTATTGTTGGGTTGAGCAGCAAATTGACCATTATCAAGTTGTATGATGTTAAATGACTTGTGCTCTGGGTCATATTCACTAAAATTAGTGTCTAAGGTCGAATTTTCACTATGACATGAGTCGATAGTAAACAAATATTCACCCGCATGCATCTTTTTGTCCTTTCCGAAGAAGGAGCAACGACCTAAAAGGGGTTTTTCGATGACTGTGATGTTGTAATCGAAGCAATCCCACAGTTGAAGGGTGTCTAAAGGCAATAAATCGCCATAATCGGTCTTCCAGACAAATGCACTTAGTGGTAATTTGTCAAAAAGTGCTCCATACTCAGTCAAAAGCGTCTCAAAATACAAAGCTTTCGCTTCTACGCTCTTAACTGATATCCAAATCCCAGGAGTTAGGTCTCCATGACCCTTTTTTAGGTCATAGAGATACTCCTTTCTCACAAAAACCTCTCTTGGAGGTAAATTATGGACTAGAAAACTCACTTTCCTTGTCCGCGATATCTTTTTTTCGCTTTGTTTCTACTTGTTGCCGAATATTTTGTATGTTGACCTCGTCCTTGACGAGTTTTCTTTGGTCTGACATCTGTATTGTATACAGTGCCCATCATTCCTGATTTAGTTGCCATAATTTAAAGTTAATTTACTAAGATGCTAACACAGTTGGGTGTCCAAATGCAATCATTGAGTAACATGGATAAGAAAATCCAGGTACTCCGACTCCTAGAGGGTCTAGGATACGTGCCAGTGGACGTTTGTGCGCAAAGACTGTAAGCGTGGTTGCGTTACAGACTCTAATGTGACCAACTCCACCGTTATCTTCTATAGTTAGGTTACTACAGGGGATGGGAGTTGGGATAGGACACACTCCTTTACCGCATGGACACATATAGATTATTATATTAGTGCACGCAGCAATGTGCAATGTGAATGTATCACCAAATACCATAACAGGAATCCTGTTTACTTGCACCATTGCGCGGTCTGGCGTAATAGGGAAAGTAGGTATCAGTGGTGTAGGTGGCCACCAACAGGTCTTATTCTTAATTACTATAGTATAAGGTATTGGTGGACTACCGCAAGCCTGTACTGAATGTACAGTCGAGGGTAAACAGAGACCGTGACCAGTGCACGGTAGTCCATTTAATGACGTAACAGGTTTTAGGAATCCAAATGCCATTAAGTGTATTCTCCGTTAATATCGTTTCCTACATTATATGGTCGTCCTTGAGGCACTGCGTCGCTACACTCATCAAAGAATGGGTTACCTGTGTTATTTAACGCTCTTCCTAGTGCAACAGTACTACCAGTCAAATAGTTTCTTACGGTCATCTTACCATCATACGGTCCTAAACGCATATTATTGTTTTCATCCACACGCTGAGGGTTGACTGCAATCGAGCAATCATTTACAAATGTCAGTCCAACACCTTGACCACTAAAATTACCACTTGTGCAACTTGAGCACCAAGGATTACTGCGACCAAACGCAGTTATTTCCCACCACCTTTGTCCTGCAATTTTACCTCCGTTTCCGTTATATCCAGAATACACGTCTAAAGGTCCTGTAGTGTTACCGCTTCCGCGAGTATAGGTATCCCAACACTCTGCACCTGGGTATGAGCCGCAGTTTACATTCAGTGCGTTATACGATATGTTACCACCACTGCCTGTATTACTGGTTGTAGTAGAAGTTGTGCCTGTTACGTTGTTGCCCATCCATAGTTGTAGTTGTCCTACCTCACTCAAACCAACACCGCTATTGTAGTCATAGGTATTTTCATCTCCACCTATAGGAATGAATATAATATTTGCAGAGTTACTAGGGTCACGGTAGCAACGTCCGTCTACTGTGCCATCATTACAATTCCACACCTTCGCATTTCCGCTTGCGTTACTCTTGGGGACTATACGCCTAGGCGCAAGCACAGGTTTAGTTTGTCTCTTAAAGAAATTCATGAATGCTTCACCCTGCGCACCAATAGTCTTACCCTTAATTTCCAATGATACTCTGTATGACGCAGACTCCTCTGTGGATGCACAATACTTATATGGCATATACCCAAACGCTTTCTCATTATCACTTGCAGTCCTACTACCTCCTCTCCTCACTGGTGTAACATTAGGTAGGTTGCTAACTAAGTTTTCCTCATTACCTACATCTAGGTATGCGCAAGGCATATCAAACCACCTTGATATATTGTATAACTTAGGTTGACCAGTTGTTATACAATTCTTTTTGCCGAATGCACCGTATACATGTGATGAGTCATCGTTATATTTGTCTACCGCTCTACCAGTCTCGTATACCCCAGGCATGACATCCTTCTCAAACTTAGCAATACCTGGGGATAACTGACTAACATACTCAAATGTCTCCTCAGTAGGGAGTGCATCCGATACATTACCTCTTGCATCTATTTCAATACAGTCCTGCTTGATGTTAAAACAGTGATTAGTGGTGTCCTGTGTCTGCTCTGCGACGCGAATGTAACTATCTGGGACTGATACTTCCTTACCTTTGGTAATATCACCTAATAGTTGACTTGTAAAAGACCTATTCTCAGTATCTTCCGAAGCAATAGAAGGTGCATACTCACCTACAGCGTCAAATGCCTCTGCCATTTCCCTACCCATTGCATCAATACTGCTATCACCATCGTCTACAGGAGGTGATTTAAACTTCATACTCTCTGGGTCAGTCACCATAACCTCTGGTAAGTTAGCTTGGTTGTATCCTGCACCCCCATCCACGATACGGATTGACTTAATAGACCCATATGAGTCGACTCTTTGTATTTCTAACTGCGCTTCACGGAATACTACCTTCTCTTTATTCTTACTTGTGCCCTTTTTACCCCTATCCTTGACGTCAAATACGGTATATGTGTTTTCAATATGCTCTTGATTCTCATCTTTTGACGATGGCGCGGGAATTGCCTTCTTCCAATCGGCATTCATCTTGGGTGACCACTTCTTTACAAACTTAGAAGTGTCAGATGCGGAGAAATCATCCATCACACGCGGGTCTATCACCTTTATAATCGGGTCTTTGTATCCTAATCCGCCATTTATAATCTTAATTTTAGTAATTTCCCCTTTATTATTGACCACTGCCTTCAATTTTGCCTCATCTAGCGTGCGATGAGGGACAAGTGCGTTAGGGTCTATCTCTACTTTGTAGTAAGATATGCGTTTTGGAAACTCATACACCCCACAAAAGGCAGCTTTGTTAGGAATACCGCGCCCTGCCATCACTAATGCGGTTGCTCCTGTCTCAGAAGTGATAGTTGAGCCGTAAGAAAAGTCATTTCCGTTACCAGTTAGCTCCATCATACCACATTTTAGCTCATCTCCGAAGTAATAAACAGCAGATAAGTCCCATCCATTAAGTTTTTGACCTCTTGCAAAGAAGTTTCCGTTGTTAGAAGTGTATCTAAACAGTATTCTTTTCGTTTTTGTGTCTATTTCAAAGAAACATGCGTTAGTATCCTCGTCTCCATCGTTGATTCTGATGCGTGTTTCGTTGGTTTGCCATGAATCTTCACGTATTTCATAGAAATGTGAGTGGAATGAGAGACTAGGGTTGCATGGTTGGTTGCTATTAGTGGGACAACAAGGTGCATTATTGATTACATACTGGCATGAGAAGACAGGACCATTCCAAGGATATGACGTGTCATACAAATAATACATGAATTGTGTGTCATAGGAGTCTTCAAACCCTAAGTAACGAGGTACCGCAGCCTTCGTTGCACCACTTAGACCATAAAACCACTCAAAGTTAGCGTCAGCACTGAGTATTTCTACTCCATTCAGAGCATTTCCCCATCCTGATAGCCCAGGAGTAGCTGGATTTGCTCCATTTCCGTCTGCATAACTCACTGGGTCAAACATTCTATAGTTATTGTAACTATATCCAGGTCCTCCAGAGTATCTTCCACTACCTGTATTGTTACCATCATAGGCATACCACCCACTTTTGTCGATAGCATGACCTGTAGGTCCTATAAAACTACCATCATTGACACTTTCTACTGGTGCAACTGGACTGTCCTTAGTGAAACAATACCCTATGATGCCCTGATACACATATTCTTGGTCAAATGCTCTTGCAGGAGGAATGGGCCCACCTTGTAGATTGACTTCTTGAGCAGGGTTGATAGTATAGAAGTTGTCTATATCCTGTCCATAAGTCACTCCGTCAGGATTCTGATACTTGTAATGGTAGATTGGGACTACATCTTCATTAGGGTCTTTAAATGCATTAGCATCTGACTCTGACGTAAACACATATCCTATCACTCTTATAAACTTATATTGGTCTCTACCACCTCCTACTGCCGATGGAGTGGCACTGCCCACTGTAAGCATAGTATCATCAGGCCAGTAAGAGTAATATAGATTCAGTGGTTGAGCATTAGTAACCTGTTTCTCCATTGTCCAGAAGACAGGTTTACCGCTACGTGGCTCTGCATTGTATCCTTGTGATACTTCTTGCCATGATTCATTCTCATTACCGAAGTCTAGTTTGATTAGACCTCCATCATCACTATACTTGTGGTCTCTCTTGCTAGGACGAAACCAACGGTGTATAGGACTTCTTCTAAAGTCACAGTAGTCTACACAGTTACGTGTGGCAGTCTGCCCTATGTAATGGACTATATCCTCTCCTAAGGGATTACTCCCTGCTCCACTATTATTAAATGTTATCTGATAATTCGTACCAGGTCCGCTATGGTCTCCATTAGAACGATACTTACTACTAGCAGGACGCTTATACGTTTGCTTAAACCCAGGTCCCCCTATAGGATTGGGAAAACTTCTACCTGTCTCCTGTATGTACGTTGCCATTAATTGCGGAGTCTTCTTCCAATTTATTTAGTCTCTCATATAGATTATCAAACAACTCCTTAAGGTTGCTATACTCGTCATTCCCAGGTATCTTATACTTTACCATATCCGCCCCAGGTGGGGGTAACTTATTGAAAGCAGTCTCGAGCACCGCAATGCGAGACGCTAAATTTTTTACTGCTTCGCTGAGTTGTTTAAAAGACCAAGCAACCGCTTCCATCTCACTCTTAAACTCAGGGACGCCATTTTTTTCCATTCGCGATTTTTTTAGAATACTGCAGTTACACCTAACACAGTAGCATTAGGGTTTCTGGCTAGAGCTACTTCTCTTGCCTCGTCATAGTTACGAGCAATCACTTCTTCAGTAAATACAGTGCCTGCTACAAATAGTCTTACTTCGTGTTTCATGTTGAGCGTTTTAAGATAATGTTTCCATCTAGGTCTTCTTCATATTCTAGCACATCTCCTGCCATCCATCCAGTCTCCCTTAACAATTCATCAGGAAGATTAACATAGGCATTGAAGTCGTCATCCTCATGAATTTCAAGAGTGTATCGTTTCATACTACTTAAAGTCTTTACACCTTATGTAGTGTTTCCACGAATTGCACCTACACAACTAATTTGATATGCTTGCACACCAGTATCAAGTAGGTCTTCAATGTCTGATAATCCGTTATAGGGATGATGAAGCATAAACCCATCTCCTAAGTATACACCACCATGATTAGGTGCTCTATTCTTAGGTGCACTATACCCTCCTCCTAATGGATTCTCGTATAGTCTAAACAATAGTATATCACCTTTTTCTAGGATTGACAAGTCAATACCACCATCATCACAACCCCAATCCTTTCTGTATATCCACTTACCATCAGACTCATTAATAGCATCATCAGTAAACTGATATACCTTTCTAGCATTAAAGTCTATTAAGTCTCTACCTAGAAACTCCTTATAGTAGTCACGTATAATCTCATAACAACCAAACAATCTATTACCAGTCCATCTCTTACCTAACATGTGTGAATAGGTCTCTCGTAATGCTAGATAGTTTTCTTCTCTTTGATTCATCTTGGAAATGGTATTAACCCTATATTAGCAGATGCAGTGGTAGGTGTCAAGGTTAAATCAAAACCTATTGTAATTCTAGGAGTGTCAAAGTCTTCTACCACCTTTACTTCATGATATCTATTCCCAGGTCCGATATAAACATTACCTATTTCATTCTTAATCTCTCTATCTTCAAACACAGTAACTGTATTATGAGGTCTAACAGAGATATAACCATGATAATCCCACTCATGATTATGCCATTTCAACACTTCATCAGGCATATGATAGTTAACCCATGACTGCATCCATACATCATCTGACTGATAATCATAAACAAAACCTCTCAACTCAGTGAATAAGTCATAGAAGACACGAGTAGGAGAGGTTAAACCAAATAGATTATATTTACCGTATGACCAAGTAGGGTCATCACCATTAAAGTAAGGGATAGAGTTTTCTAATATACTTACCATTACTCTGTGATTGTCGGAGACAACCTTAGATTTATATACGCGACCCTCTAGAGGACTTTTTATACTGGAAGATTTTTTAT